GGCGTCGCCGCCTTTTTGTTGAGCTCATCAAGCTCTCCCTGGAGCTGTCGGATCTCGTCTTCCAACTTCGTCTTTTCGGCGTCGTTGTCAGATTTCTCTTTTTCAAGGGCTGCCTGATCAGCTTCGAATTCCGCAACAGCGTCATCAACGACTTTCTTGTCTTCCTCCGATGTGTCATCATTGACTTCGTCGACAGACTGCTCAAGTTCCGCTTCGCGTGTTTGCAAGGCGGCCGCACGGGTCTTAAAGTCCTCTTCTTTCGCCCGCAACGCTTCGAGCTGCTTTTTCAGCTCCGCCATACGCTTACTGATAATCAACTGTCTTAATGCCATTTTTTCAACCTCTCTTTCATTTTTGTCCTCCAGGCTTGATTTTGTCTGGCCCGGAGCTGTTCATAGTCCTTCTTCCGGGCCTGGACGGATGTGTCTTCGTAGGCAGGGAAAGTCACCACAGATACCTCATATAACTTTACTTTTTTGATCGTCCAATGGACGGTCCCGTCTTCGTTATAAGTCGTTTCTTCGTCTAAAATGTCAAAGCCAAAGGAGCATTGATTCACGTCCCCACGCTCCACCCTAGCGTATAGATTCACGGCGTCCTGATCGGACTCGTTAATCTCAATGCGACCCCATAAACCTGTATCCCGGATTTCAAGCGACAGGGTACCCGCTTTATTCCGCCCCAGCACCAGCCGCGTTTCATGATCGATTAAGGCCCGGACATCGTCGTTTAACGCACCATCAAAAGCGTGAGGATCTATACTTTCCGTTGCTCCCGGCCATAACTCATAGGTCCCGCCGAACACGGCAAAAAACCCTTCGATGTACTTTTTCCCGTCATCCTCCGCTGCCCTGAATTTTGTTGCCTGGCTGCGCATCTGCCGGGCAAGTCTGTCATTCTCCATCATCCCCACCCCCGTTCAATTTCTTCTGATCCCCAAGCCTGCTTACTGGCAAATAATTCTCTAGCATGATAAGTTCTTCCATGTCTTCCCGCGGCCCCATGCCGATCCAATCGCGCCATTCATTACGTGTCATAGCCGCACGGTCATTCATGGCTGTACCGATCGCATTTATATCGGTCAAACTGTAAGCATATAGAGATCGTGGATTAAACCGCCAATACAGATCCGGGGAATAAAGCAGTCCGCGCGTAAGCTCCTGTTGGAGTGTCTGCGCTATTGACATGACCCCGCCGCCGATAAAGTTGTTGTATTCATCGGCTTTAAACTCTCCGACACCAACCAAAAAGGGCGGCATTCCGAAAATTCCGGCGACCGTCCTTTTATCAATTTCTAGGTTTTTAGCAAGCGCAAGATCATTCAGGGTCAGCGGCTTTATTTCTTTTACATCAAAAGCCTCAGACGGGATGAACCACGGCCTGCCGTTTTCGGAGGAATCAAGGTATTGCTTTGATAACTTTTTCCTCCCCTCCGCGCTGCTGAATTCTTCCGTCAATCCATCTACCTTGACGATAATTGATGGCGCCGGGCTCTCAAGCAGAGCCTGTTTTGTCTTACCTGCCTGCCGGATCCCTTTGATAACATCTCTTAAAACCACCTTGTATCCCGTGCCGATCCAAGGCCTTTCCGGATCCGGGTTGATAACAAAATGCAAAACCTCCTCCGGAGAAAACGTCTTATTGCCATACTTGATCATGTATCCATCTGGTATATCCTGAAAACTGGTCAATGACGGTTTAAGCGGAATCAGATCGTCCAGCAATCCATCGGCTGTATATTGTGGATATGTCACCTGATTGCCATCGCCCGGAAGAAGGAGTGTATACACGATGTTATAAACAAATGCCTTTCTTGTTTTCATTAGCTTGTTTGGGGATATGTCCAGCTTGCTTGACAAGGCATTTTTGACCCGTATGTCACCCTTGTCTGTATTCTGCATAAGGTGGATGGTCATATTGGACACCAGGTCCGCGTATTTGTGGACACACATCTTGACTTCCGGGCAGTCCGATAATCGGGTGTAATGGCCGGCCGTCAACAGATTATAGGCGTCCATGGAACAAAGCCAGGATACGGGCTCCGTCTCTCGCTTTTGCATGGGAGCGTCCCTCGTCTGGCTGTATTTATGCTTACCTTTCCTACTCATCCAACCACCCCTTAGCTTTCTCCGACTTCTCTAAATTTTCAAGCATCCGGCAGCACGCGAACACTGCGGCATCAAAGACGTCGATCCGGTGCGTTTCTTCGACTTTCTCATACTGGATCATATCATCAGTTTTTTCGATTGCCCGGACATTCGACAGGCAGTATTCAAAAGGCTCCGCGCCAAAATAATAAAGCTTTCCGTCTTTAGCCTTTTGCTCAATCCGGCGGAATCCCTCTGACTTTCGCCAATAATATTGTGGCTGATCGACGATCGAAAAACCGGCACTTTTCATCCCAATAAAATACTCCCGGCAGAATTTGCGATCGTGGCCTATCTGTTTGATCCTAAAGCCCTTGCTCTTCGCGACCTTAAACCAATTGACAACCTCCGCATGGTTGGTTGTCGGGTTATTGCTCATGGTCAGCCATCCATCATCCTGCCAGCCAAACAAGGGGATATTATCCTCGTCAGCCTTTATATGCGCCGCCACGATGGGAAACCAACAGTGCGGGATGATAATATCCATATCCTTATAAGCCCCATATAAGGCCGCTGCGGTAAGGTCGTGCAGCTTCGACAGGTCCGCGCCGCCAAACCAGTTGATAGGGAGCCGTACTATTGCCGCCAATTTCTTTTCAAGCGACAGACCAGCAAAACCAAGGTGCTCCTCACATTTTCGATTCGACACCTGGAATTCGATCAAGTTAAAGTAGGCTTTCATGGCCGACGTATAAATGTTCAGCGACTTTGCAAAAAAGTCTTTCCGCTGCTGTGGGTCATTCTGTGCCTGCATAGCGTCGTTCAGGATGTCGGCCGGCCGGATCGTCACGCCGTAACTCGGATTCGCTATTTCGTGCTGGATCGGGTTTGTATAGTCAACATTGCCATCCTCATCCTGATCAGCCTCGCAGATAAAAATAAAATAGGCATCATCCTGGATGAGCCCATCGAGCACCTTTTTACAATACTGCAACCGCTGATAACAAAAAGACGTCGTGTCATCCCCGGCGGTCGTGATCCCGATCACCAGTTTATTTGTATAAGCCTTAGTGGCCTCCTTCAGGATATTATACTGCTTGGGGCTCTTGTAGGCGTGGATCTCATCCGCGATGATGATATTGGCATTAAAGCTGTCCTGCGCGTCCGGATTTCCGGCCAAAGCCTCCAGGTGGAGGGACCCACCGTCAAGATTGTTATGGCTTATAGAGTGCTCCATATTATTATCAAGGATCTGCCATCCGTCATCGATAGCGGATTTCTTGTCCGGATACATGTTTTGGGCCACGTTATAAAGCCAATTATCATAGCTCTCCAACGCCTGCTTCAAAACGACACCGACAACGTATACCTTGGACCCGCTCATCCGCTCCAATAAACCAAGCGCCCACGCCAGCGCAGAGGCAAATTCTGTTTTAACATTTTTACGAGGGACATAAATAAACGCCTCTTTTATTCGGCGCTCGATGGTTTCCGGCTTGTTAAAAATAAGGATCCCGTAAATACAAAATTTATGCCACGACTGGAGTAAAAACGGTTTGCCGCGCATCGGCGTCCCGTCGAGCGCCTGCCCCTGTCGATGCTTAAAAGTCTTTTCGATGATCCCGATTACAAAATCTGCATCCCTAGTCTGAATCTCCCATTTACCCGAAGCGATGTCGTCCAGAAATCGCTTACAGCTTTTTTTCCGGTACTTGCCGGCACGTAGTTTACCGTCAACAACACCTTGCGCATATGCCATAACCTCCGCTGTATATTTGCCTTTGATCATTCAGACTGCGCCGCCTTCAGGGCTTCCGCAATCGCGCTTACCTTTTTCTTCTTAAACGCACTTTCATCAGCTTTCAACAGCCCCTGCGGAGTAAGACCAAGCTGTGCGGCATATGCTAGGATATCCTTCCGGAGTGTTTCAAGGGTCGTTACGATTGGGGCTTTCTTCGTGCCCGTATTTGTAAGTTCCGAAAAATCGTAATTTGATTCTACAAAACGCCTGGTCAGGATGATGTACTGTTCCCGGAGTTGAGAGTATACTTCGATGATAGGTTCAAACTCCTGCTTATATACGCCCAAAGCCGTCATCTGTTCCCGGGTCTGATTTATGATATTTTTCTTGCGCCCCATCTCGTCAACTCCTTCCATTTTTTGGACTGATAAAAGTTACACTTTTTGCCTGAGAGGGAAAGAGC